AAAGGCTCACGGTGAAGGGACAGTCCAGACCACGAACGTCCTATCCAATGGAGATGGGCGGCGGCTAAAGCCGAAGTGGTATGAATCCTGGGGTCGGAGGTTCGAATCCTCTCGTGGACACCAAATCCTTGCATTTTTTTGGCACTAATGCCCTGAAAATACAGGGTTTTTCTATATTCTGCTTTACGCAAAGGCCCTCACCTATGAGCCAGTTGCGCCCATTGTTTTTATTATTAAACCCGAAACAATCCCCTCACCTTTTTCCGCTCGCGGCCCGCATTTTACTGGCGGAAATCAACCCTTCCGCGCAATTGACGTTCCACTTAAACGGTCAAATAATATCACCAAAAGCTGATGGAGGTTTTATGGACGGTCCAAGCGGTGGAAGAGGCAAATGGTCAGAGCCTGGAGTCCCGAAAAAAGGCTGGGAGTGCATCAACGTCGAGGATTTAGGAGAGCCGTCCAAGCTTTGTGAGATGTGCGAAGCTGCTCATATTCGGTACGTCCATTATATGGCAAACGTCCGTTACCATGAGACTCTTGCATGCGGAGCAGTCTGCGCCGGACATATGGAGGAAGACTTGGTTGGCGCCGAGCGCCGCGACAAAACCATGCGCAGCACTGCGGGAAAGCGGAAGCGGTTTCCACAATTACAAGGATGGAGGCTGAGCGCTAGCGGTAATCCTACCATAAAGCGAGGCCAATTTAGCGTGACAGTTTTCCCTAAAGGAAAACGTTGGCGCGGCGTCATTAACACTAGAGGCGTTGATAAGCCTCTCTATACGCGAGATGTTTTCGACAGCAAGGAAGATGCTCAACGAGCTGCCTTCGATACTCTTACCTTGGCGGAGGAACGTGCTGAGAAAATAAGGCGGATTCAGTTCCCATCGATCGATGACGATTGATCTGTGTCGACCGAAGCGATTGCGCTTCCCGCTGTAGACTCACGTCCCGAACAGCGCTTGCGGGTGCAGTCAAGTGTCGTGAAAAATGGCGGTCCCGGAGAGACTAGCAAAAGAAGGCTTTTTCAATTGGTTAACCGATCGGTTAGCCACTTAATTTCACGATGCGTTCCGCAAGGTATGGCTAACCAGATTGACTCTCACTCGCACAAGAACATAATAAGAACATGCTTAAGAGTGAGATCGATCAAAATTTTGAAAATTGGTGGAAGACAGTGAGGGGCGCAAGCGAGCAGGACAAGGCCAGAATGCGCCTTGCTTTTGTTGCAGGATGCCAATTCGTCGATAGCGCCAAGCCGAAGACGTATCGATTTCAATCCGGCCGGTGGGTCATTAACGTTCAAGCGACATCGAAACGTGAGGCAAAGATTATCGCCTCGACGAAGCTTACACAGCGGGCTGCCAAGCTACAGGCTTCGCCGCCTCCGGGAGGCTGGAAGCTACGGGAATTGGAGATCCATCTATGAGCGACCAGGCCAGCAAGGCCGGCGACGGCATCCACGAGAACCACTGGTGCGAGCATCCCGGTTGCAAGAAGTGGGGAGGCTTCGGTTTCAGTCGGTCCAAGGCCGAGAGGTCATCCTGGCATTGTTGGGAACACTATCCGCAGCGGGATATGATCAAGGCCTCGTAGCCACCTCACACTGGGGTGCGAAGCTTCCCACCGATATTCAGCTTGGGAAGCTTCGAGAACGACAAGGGATTTCAATGCGCCGTGTCACTCGCCTTTCGCCTCGTCAGACAAGGCGAGACACGCTTGCCTCGACGGAGTAAGCGTGGTTTAACGCCGCGCGCTCTGTGAATTGAGCAATGACGAACCCGGCAGCAGTACGAGGCTGCTGGCGGGTTTCTTTTAACCGCCACGCCTGATCATTTCTTTCTGAAGATCATCGACCTGATCACTCAGGCGATCGATGGCGTCGCAGATCTTATCTGTCCCGCGCTCAAACGACTTTCGCATATTGATGGCTTCTGCCGTATGCGCCCTAACCGCCTCGGCGGCATTATTAAGTGCAGTGGGATCCACGATGACGGCGGCAACCTGTGCTGACGCCTGACTTTTTTGCGGAGACGTGTTCGCACCAGCCGAAAGCCCAAAGTGTCTCACCGCAAAAATCACAGCCAGCGTCACACCAAACACAACCAGCGCCAGCGGCGGAAGATCAGCCAGTTTTTCCATTGCGAGCTTCTCCCTGATCATGCGCCGCGCGGTGGATATTGATCAGCTCTCCAATGGCGAAGAGCGGATAGATGGCAATCCACGTACTGATGACTCCGGAAGATGCAAAAGCGTATGCTATGCCTGACCAGATCATGCACCCGGCTGCTGCCGAGAATTGCCGTATCTGTGGTGTGACGTTCTTTCTGGCGCCATTGATGACGAGGCCAATTATACGCAAGCACCCGACGACAAACATAATCCAGCCAAGAAAATCCTCCGACGGCACGATCTCGTTAAAGCCCATGAACGCCGGTTGATTGAAGGTCTGGGATGGAAGGAGGAGAACCCACCCGAAGGCGATGAGGTGCCCCGCCATGAACCATTCCATCATGCGTGGTCCGAAGCGGTGCTGTATCCGCACCCACATCCCTGTACCCTGATATCCGCTTTCCATCGTCGCCTCCGCCGTCATTTACGACAAGCAGCGTCTTGGCTGCACTGGCGATTGTTGGAATTGATGGCGGGACCGGCTGTCTCATCCTGAGATGCGAGGCGAGCGGCCTGCGGATCGGAGAACCGGATAAATTGGTAGCCAGATCCGTCAGTCGCAGGCGCTGTCTGGCAAGCCACTATCGCGCATGAAAACAAGGCAACGATGGCGATCCGACATATTACGGAAGGAGGCATTGTTTTTCTCCAGGGTGTTGATACGATCGAGCGCCGCTTTTGCCGCCTCGATCTGGGCGCCGGACTTTCCCTCGCGCTTGCCCATCTGAAACGAGGCGGTGGAAAGAAGGGCCGCGCCAGCAACAGCTGCCGCGCCGATCTTGAGCCAGCCAGGAATAAGCTTCCACATCAGGCCATCTCCCGCACCTGTTCAGACACGGCCTTTGCATCAGACTTCTTGCGCCACAGAAGGAATGCTCCGGCTAAGGCGAAAGCCAGAAGAACAAGGGCAAGATTTTGCCACGGCATCGATCCGACAGCCGCCAACCCGGAGGAGAGGCCGCTACCTGTCACGACAGGAACAAGAACCTCTTTCGATTTCCACCATGGCGCATCGAGGCTGGGCGGGGTGACGGCAACCGTTTTTTCTTCAGTAACCGGCGCGGCCTTGATCTGGGCTTGCGCGACCTGCGCTTTCGACGCGAGATCGACCAGTGTCAGATGAACGGCAGCGCGCGTCTGCGGGCCGTCGAGGCCATCCAGATTGCCGGCATACTTCCCTGCCCGCTTTGCTGCGCCCTGAAACCCCCGAATGTCCTTGACATCAAAGCCCAGTACCACGAGGCCAAGGCGGGTATAATAGTCGAGACGATCGGCGAAACCATTCAGGCCGCCATTGATGCGGCGCGTGATCATCTCCGCATCGTTACGGTCGGCATAGCGGTTGAGGCTCTTGCGATCGGGATTACCTTCATCCCAGTACCAGATGGCAGAAAGGCCTTCCCACGGATCAGTGTTGATGAGATCCGGATTGGAAACGAAGTCGGGCGGATTAAGGTCTTTCCGTTTGCACCATTCGTAGAAGGCTCGGATGTTGTATCCGCCGGTCACTTGGATAGGGCCGCGACCACGGTTTTTGTAGCCGTCACCATCTTTTGCAGGCGTATTGCCGAGGTCGGAGCGGGTATCATATCGCTCCTGTGCCGGCGTCGGTCCCCAGATCTCGCGATCGTACTTGAACGAACCGCTTTCGTGCATCAGCTGCGCCAAGAATGCGACGGCACGATGTGGCAGATCAAGGCCGAACTCGGCGCCGTACTTATTGAGCGCCGTCATAACCGAGTTGAGGTTACTGTCATTCACGCGCGATTTCGCAGCCGCGCGCAGGTGCGCGGCAGTTACAGCCGTCATGTGGCTTCTCCTGATTGTGGTTTATGGGTGCCGGCTTATGCCACCGAAAAAAAGGTCCGCCGAAGCGGCGGGGTCACCACGCGTTGAGAGCGACCCTCTTCCAGCTGTTCGCCGCGATACAAAGGTAAAGATAGGTGCCGTCCCATGCAATCTGACCGGCCCGGCCTGCATCGGTCGCGGAAGCGGGCGCATTACCGTTCTCGATGACAAACTTCGAAGAGATAATGAACGAGTTTGTTGACTGCTGGTATCGATACACAAACCGACTATTTGTGTTGTCGAAAACTCCCCAAAGCGTTGAGTTGCCGAAAAGAGCAATATTGTAACCGATGCCCCATGTGATCGAGCGCTCATCGGTACCAGTCCCACTAAAGGTCAGATTGCCCTTTAAGGTGCCCCCGTTTTCACTAATCCGGGCGTTCACCTGGCCTTGCAGCTTGCCGATGGCAGAAAGGATGCTGTCTGCTGCCGTCACAGCACTGCTGGAGGTGCTGAAGCCCGCAAGCATGGTGGCGAGCGTGCGCGTCTCGGTAAAGTATTTGTTCGTCGCGCCTTCGGTTACAGCATCTGTCGAACCGGGGGATGCGCTGATCTCGACATAGGTCGAACCGCTCCACCGATAGATCTTGTTCGTGTCGAGCGCAGTATAAATCTTGCCTGCTTCGCCTGATGCCGGGAACGCCGCGAGATTGGCAAACTCCAAGACATCATCGACGTAGGAAGGTAATTGAGTCGCCGCCACCTTTCCGGTCGCATCAAGGCCTGCATAACCGTTGGCGACGTTGCGATTGTTCCGGGTCTCGAAATTGCCAGACGCGACGACCAGCGGGCGAACCGCTTCCGCCAACTCACCAATCTGTGGAGCTGGTACGCCTGCCTCAACAGCCTTCAGGCGCTCGAAGAGTTCTGCAATCGGATTGGGAATGAGTGACATCAGGATCGCCCTCGCGAATTGGCAAGTTGCTCATGCGCGGCTGTCCAGACAGCCAAATCGTATTCATTGAGGCATTGGCTGTAGACGGCGGCGGCGTCGTATATCAGTTCACCGGAGGCAAACTGGCTCATCATGCCGAAGATGGGGGCCTGCGACGGCTGTAGATCGCCAGGTCCCCCGCGCAGGCTGTTGATGTTGATCTGCGTCGAGAGTTGAGCAACGCTTTTACCAACACGTTGTTGCAGCGATATCTGCCCACCACCATGATGCCGGATCACCATCGTCTGAGGCGTCTCGAAACGCGCCACCCATTGGTCGTAAGGCACCGAAGGGAATGAGCTGATAACAGCACCATCGAGCGACACCGGAAGGTACGCTCCGTGGAGAGCCTCCGCTGTAATCGGTAGACCATTCGTTTGCTCAATGAACACCTGGAGCCCGCGCAGCCCGTAGTCGGTAGCAAGGCGAATAATTGACCGCCGCCCCGAAGGCCCAGCGGCGACGGGAGCCTTGACGTAAACCCCGGCAATAATTGTCCAGGGATCTGTGACCGTGATGGCCGGAGCACGCACATTTGCAATGTCGCTAAAATTGACGCCACCACCTTCGAGGAACGCATAGGTACCAGACGGCGCCCCGGAAGCGCCGTCTGCCTCATTGGCAAAGGTCCCTGCAAATCGCATCAAGGATACAAGATCGCGCTCAGGAAACCCTTGCAGCCGATCGATCTGCCCTTTCCCAAACGACCCCGCCGGCGCATGGGCTGCGACTTTAATAATAGTGGTAGTCATGCCAGCCTCAATTGCTTGTGAAAAAGGACACAGTGGTTGAACAGCGGATAGGACTGACCTGACATCTGGCCGGTCCCGGCATCCCCAAATCGGTAGACGCTCATTGCATTGTCACTGTCGCGCAAGTTTCCCCACGGATTATCGCGGAATATTCCAGCGACGGCCCCGGCGTTGAACGTTCCGGCTTTGCGCAGGTCGTCTCCCCGGCAGATCGTCTTGCCGCCCTCGTAGCGAACATCGAGGATCGCTAGCCGCGCAGCGTCTTGCTTCAGGAAAAAAGCCCCTTGAATGGTGAGTTGCCCGAATACACCGCGGATGTCACCATTGAAGACAAGCTCGGTTGACGCACCGGTATAAACAGTTCCGGTACGCGGGTCGGTGTAGCTATAATCGGCGCCGGCTCTTACAGCCTCTATCGCTACAGGCGTGTTCCGGTAGAACGAGTCCGCACCATAGGTAACGAACACCTGCTGACCTGGCGGAATAGGTGTGCCGAGGTCGATATCAACGATACCGTTAAGGCCATCAATGATCGTGACAGCAGCCACCGTCAGACCAATACCCGGATTATTGGGCGTGCCTGTCGTGACACGGAAACCCTTGTCCAGACGGTCGGGAAGATAGGTCGCCTCCCAGACGAGCGGTGGGCGCGGCACATGCATGCGAAGGCGAACTTTCGTGTCGCTCTCTTTTGCGCCGTCGATGCATTCCAGAGGCCGCCAGTTCTCGCCTTCGAACAAGACGCGCCAAAGGACCTTGCCCGCCATCTCACCCGCCCAGCGCTTGCCATCGGCACTCCTGTGGATCGGGTCGCCCCTGAGGAACTGGCCATTGTAGACAAGTGACTTGTTGTTAAGGCCCGACGGATACTGATATTGAGGGCCAACGACAAAGATTTCGCGGTACTCATTCGCGACGTTCAGCTGTGCCATACCGATGTTGTGGGAGACGGTTTGTTCGATGAACATCGGGACATTACGCAAACGTCCGGTCTTGGCCTTCACGACCGCGTTCCACTGACCATAATAGTCAGCCAGGCGGGCGCCATATCCCGCCACAAGAGCGTCATAGCCGAGGATCGGTCCGCCAGGATCGAGCCGACCGCCACTCTCATCTTCGCCCTGGTTCCACATCATTGCAGGAACGTCGTAATCGTATCCTTCTTTGTTCGCGGATGCTTTGATCTTATCGATATCATCTGCGAAGGCTTGCCAATGTCCGTTCACAGCGCCGCCGACCGGTCCAAGCTCGTAAAGGGAGCGCGCGCCGCGATGCGGGTAGCTGAAAACAATCTTCGGATGGGTATCATCCTGGTTGCCCGCGAAAGGACCGCCAGCCAGTTTCGTTTTGATCTGAGCCGTAACGCCCGAGGAGATCGTTTCGCCAGCAACAAGGTACTGCCGTTCCTTCAGTGGCGCGATATCGAAAGCCGAAGTTCCACGGTCCGAAAGAAGCGGAGAACTCAGGATAAAGCCATTCCACGTCTGAATGCCCTTGCGAGGCATGTAGCCGCCCATTTGCTGGGGTGTTGTGGTCAACGGGGGAAATGCATCGGCTCCCTCCTGATTGCTTTGCCCCATGAGGATGATGTGGCAGACGCTCGCCATCATCTGCGGACGGAGATGGCCGCGAACTTCCGCCCTGCCGCCGTCGCGCCTGGGCGACACGATCGGCACGTCCTCGTCGTAGAACAACCCGCCATCATAAATGGGATCGTTGCCGCCTGGTTCGACCAAAGCCACAAGATCGAGAACATTCAAAGCGGCGACGTCAGCTTCGATCTGCGTCGTGTCGCTCTCTGGTGTCGGTCCGATATAGGACCAGGATCCAGCACCTACAGCGCCGTTCTTCCGGTAAACTCCACGCCCAGGATCGTTGTAAACGCGACCTTCAGTACCGTTGGAATAACCAAGGTCCGCGTCCATGCCGGCGACAGTTGCGAAACTCACCCACTTTCCAGCAGCAACAGCTTTCAGGCCATCAAACTGATCCTGGATAGTCTTGCCTGCCTGGCGGACGAGCGGTTTCGGCACGGCAGAGGGAGCAAGCGCCGGGCCATCCGCAAAAGCGGTATTGATTGCATCTCTGATTTCGTTCGCCATGATTTCTCCATGCGAAAATGCCTCGCCATGAACGGCAAGGGTTTCAGTCCTGACTGCTTTAGAAATTAGCCAACCGTGAACGCACCGGTTGCGACTGGATCGCTCTCCACACCAGAACGATTCACGGACGTGACCCACCCGTATCGGGTACCGGCGCTCATTGATCGTGAGGCATTATCTGCGGCGTTGGGGCTGCCATACTCCACAGGCCCTAAAAAAGAAGCCGTCGAAAAATTATTGACGGTGTTCACGTAGATTTTCGCTCCGGCGTAGTTTGCACTATTCGGGGCTACCCAAGAAAACAATGCAGTTCCGATCCCGGTAGACACAGAATCAACGTCCACCAACCCCGGAGGATTTGGGTCTGACGTAGAGGTGACAGTCTCGGTGGCCGACCAGTCGCCTGTTTTGCCATTTGATGCCGTAAATGCCGCTTGGACGTCCAGCACCTGGTCGGAAGGGACAATATCCGTCGAAACAGTAATGAACCCGTCAGAGGGCTGCATGTCAGCGAATGCCTTTGAGACCCAATCTCCAGGGCTTCCCCCACCCGTGTTTGCGATCCGATAACGCACCATAGGCGTCAGACTTCCATCGTCTGGCTGATCTATGCGGACTCGCAGATAGACGGAGCCGCCATTGGCTTCTACAACGACAGAATTGACAACCGCCGTCTCAATTTCCTCGGCGTTCAGGCGCGTAGGGACCGGTGGTGCGCGCCCTTCATCTATTGCAGGATTCCAGTCTTCGATATTTTCTGGATGCTTGATGAAGTCCATTGAAAAACCGCCCTGCAAGATTGAAAGGGTAGACTTGCGGTTCTCAACCAACTGACCATTCAGGCGCGGCAACATGTAGGGGGCGTTAACTCTGACCCAGCGTGCATAAACGGCATTTATGCCGGACAGGCGCACAATAAGGTTGCCCCGGATCTTTTGCCTAACCCGAAGCCAGTCACGCTTTCCGAGCCGACGTGCCTGTCGCCATTGATGGCACCACTGGTAATCGGCCTCCTGTGCAAGAACGCGGCCTGCCGTCAACTGCGCAGCAACATCCTCAAAGAAATCCGTATCGCTTGTCGCATACCCGGTTGCCGGATACGTGAATTTCGGGATGAGGCGGTTGATCTCATCTTCGAATAGAACGTCGTACTCGATCTGGTGGCCGGTGATGTCGGCGTCGGTTAGCGTGACGACGCGGCTTTCACGGAATTTCCCGACCGTGAATAGAAGCGCGCCGTCTCCTCTTTCGCAAATCCAGCCGTCGCATGTTGCAAGAATGGCGTTGGTCCCAACCTTCGGATCGTTTTCCGTTGTGTCAAAGCCATTGCACTCGTAACGCTTTTCCGTCCCGCCGCCCGCTAGAGGGACATCCTCGTCGCTGACATTGGCCTCTTCAATCCACATATCGAGAACCGGAAGGATGGCCCGGTTAAAGTCTCTCCGGTGGCCGAACTCGTTGAAGCACTGGTGCCAGCACATGATAAGCGCGGAGTTACGCGACCAGACCCATGCAGCCGGGTTACCGGGATCGGCGCTGATCCTGTAATCGAAGACATAGGCGAGATCGGCCTCGACAGAGAGCTGAGGAGCGCCATAAGGGAACCTGGTGTTCTGATCCTTGGCGGCTGCATTTGTGGCGATGTAGGCTATCGAGGCTTGACCATCACCACGGTGATTGTTTGTCCAGACGCCACTAGCGCCCAACTCTCCCACTATCTCGTCATATGGCGCTTCTGGATTATTCCCGTACCGCCGCAGGATCTGGACATTTGAGCCGTACCGATCACCCTCGGTAGTGACGCCGCCGCCATTCACCTCGACCTCATCTTCATGGAGCCAATAGCGATTGACGCTCTTGATGCGGTGACCGGCGATCGCCTGAACCGAAAACAGCTTCGACCCCTTGGCAGTCCATAGCATCTGCGCGCCACCCATGCGACAGCGACCGACACCCCATTGCCGGTATGGGATAGACTGTATTTTCGGGACGCGACCATCTTCCGGCTTGGGAGGCTTAGGAGCCATCAGAGCCTGGATGCCGATCGTCAGAGCTGTGACAGCAATTGCCGAAGCAATCGACGCATAGGTGATTGTGGTGCCCGCGATCGTAAAGCCAGCGGTCCCAAAGACTGCCGTGAAGATCGGCGTAAAAATCGGATCGAAGACAACTTGACTGTAAAGGCTTGTCGTATGGCACAAACCATATCGCTGAAGCATCATCCGTTGATGGAAGCTCACAGGTAAAATCTCCACGCTGCGACGAAGTCAGCTTTCGTTGCCCGCACACCAGCGGGAGAAATGGCGGCCCATAGAGGCCCAAACCGGATGGCGCCGACGAACGCCTGATGCATTTCCAAAGAGCTCTCCCCCGCCATCATGCAGACGATACCAACGTCACCGTCCTGCGGATTCTGCACGCGGCGGGCACCTATCGAAGAAAGCTGCCGAGCGGCGAAATTCACCTCGCCCCCGTATTCGGCTATGAGCGCATGCGCCTCGCTTCGGCTGGAATATGTCCCACGATACTCCGCAGCCGGATCAATGCCTGTTTGGTCGAGGCACCAGGACGCGGGAAACGTGAAGCAGTCGTCGCCGCCCATTCCGCCCCATCGAAAACGATGCGGCAGAGCCAGAAATTCGTGAATGTTCATGGTGCCTCAGTAGTTGGGCCACACCGGATTTATGGCGCGGGCCAGTTCGCCTGTTCGGCTGCAGAACTCATCCGTGGGCGATATCGCTTTTTGCATGGCATCCGACCACAGCACCCTTGCGGCCCGAGACCGGGTGTTTTCACCGGCGACGACAGAGAGGCCGAGCGAGAGCGTTGCCGTCTCGCCAGCCTTCGTCGGCTGTCTGGCCTCTTTTGTATGCGAGGCTATGCCCGTCCAGATCGGGATTACCTTGCTCATCGGTTGGTAATAATGATCGAGCGTGGTTAATCCTACCTGCACGAGCGCGCCACGAACGGAAGGAATGCTGTCGAGCATCGCAGCGCCGGTTGCCGGATCGATGCCGGAAACGGAGAAATCGACTGCATCCGACGTGCCGTTAACGAGAACCTCCAGTGAGGGAATGCCGATCAGGCGGCCGCCACCGAGGTAGACCGTGCCGTCCGCATCGACACCATCAAATCCAGCAGGAACATCGTTCACCCCGAACCACATATGAAGGGCAGGATCCGTACCAATACGAAGAAAAATTCCGAGTTGATGTGAGCCGCGCTGCGCCTCGATGATGGAGGCAGGAACATAATCGACAGAATAGGCCATCAAAACGCCTCGACGAACTGGATTGCCTGCCTGGTAACAAAAAAGGCCTCAACAACGGACGGCAAGGTGAAGTCGCTTTTGAACTTCGCGACAAAGCGTGGCCGAGCAAACTCAACACGCGTCCCCGCCGCCGTCGCCTCGCGCAAAGGCGGAGATATCGCCAAAGTGTAGACCGGCGCAGTTTCTTCCGTCACAGCTAGAACGTCCCAGTAGCGGTAGGCGCGCCACCCACGTGACGCATGATAGATCGAGAACCAGTCCGACCAACGCAGAGGGCGTGAGAGGCCGTATACCTTCATCTTCAGTATGCCGGCGTTCAGCGCAGCATCCTCAACAACCTCACCGTACACGGTAGCCTGGGAATAACCGGAGGTGTCCGAAAACGATGAGCCGTCAGAGTGAGGAATTCCCCGAATAATCGGAGTAGGTAATTTCGGTAATTTCGGAAACGGCCCAAACCAGTCCGTTATAATCGGCACGTTGATGAAGCGGAAGCTGCCATTCAGCCGAGCGCCGAGCCAGTTGACATATTCGTAATGCTCTGGATTTTTTATCATGCAATCTTCGTAGGTGGCGGATACCACGCCGCCACCACTCATTTCAATGGCAAGGGTTTCACCAAGCCCGTTTCGCCCACCATCGATAGCGGATCCCGTCACGTCGAATGACGTTCGCACCGGAGCCAGAAAATCTGCTTCCAGTGTCGGCTGGTTCAGAAACCTCGACATGTCATCCCTTTTGTGATGCGTATTTGGATTGCAAGGTGCCGAAACCACCCCGGCGCATGTCGTCGTTTTGTCTCGCCAGAGCCTCGTCCACACCCTGCTTTACAAGCGTTCGCACATGGTCATCACCATTCGCCCCGCTAATCTGCACCGTCAGCGCGGTTTCGTTACGAACCGTCTGCATGGTGGAGCGTGGCGCCAAAGATGGTGCTTTGGGAGCAAGCAGCTGCTTTGACTTGCCGTTCGGGATCACCTGCGACCCCTGCGGCAGATTGAGGATTTCCGGCCCCTGCTCGCCGACGACGGCAAGGCCGCCAGGCGAATAGTTGGTTCCGTTCGCGAACAGGCCGGTAATCTTTCCGGACTTCGCCAGGTTCCACTGAGAGCCACCGCCAAAAAGGCCGCCAAGCCACGAAAACAGGCCTCCCCCGCCGCTACCACCGCTCGCGGCCGGCGCAGAGGGAAAGAACGATGTTGAAAGCTGTCCCAGTTGCCCAAGACCTTGCGTCGCAGCGCCAGAGCTACTGGCGACCTTTTGCAGGGCGCCAGCCGCTTCCGTGGCTCTACGCGCTTGAAGTTGCGCCGCATCCACCCATGTCGTCGCAACGCTGTCGGATGAATTCCCGGAGAGCATTTGCAACTGAAGGCCGTTCTTCCCCATCTTACTGACGCCGGTCGCGAGACCAACATGGCCGCCAGCCTGCGTTGCGCCAAGCCCCCGGCTCTGCAACAGCACGTCACCCCGCATCACCTTGTCCAGATCAACGGCCTGACCCCAGTTCTGGAAAGAGTTTGCCGTAAGGGAACCAGTTCCCTTAAGCCCGACCTGCGCCAACGAAGAGTTGACGAAGGCAGCGCACCATGCGGTTTGCGCGGCGTTAATATCCACGCCGCCCCGCTTGAGAAACGCATTGATGCTGGCAGCGCTGGTATTTTCGTTCTTGCCGATCAGTCCGGACGCAAGATCAACCGCACCGGCAGAAGAGCCGCCCCCAGACCCGCCTGTGACTGCGCCAAGAATGGCCCCCATGCCACTGCCGCCGCTGACTGACAATGCACCAGCCGAGCCGCCTTTTGTGCCGAGGATAGCATTTGTCAACTGATCGAAAACCTTGTCCCAGAGTTTCGAAGCCTGGTTCATCAAGGCATTCTGGATAGCGTTTCCAAAGGCCTTGCCGATATCTCCTCCATTATTCAGGAGCGCGCTCTTGAAGTCGGAAAAAAAGCTGCCGAGTTCTTCGCGCGCGCCTTCCATGCGGATGGACTGACGGATGTCGTTCGCCTCTTTGCTATCGAGGTTTTCCGGCAAACCGTATGTGCGCAGGCTGGCGACAATACGCTGATCCTCTCGGGAGAGAGAGTTCATCCGCCGATCCTGCAACAGATCCTGTTGGAGTTTCGCCTTGGCGAGCGTTTCCGAATACTGTTTGTAAAGCTGGATACGCTTTTCAATTTCACCCCGCTGCTCGGTAGAAAGAGAACGCCCCTTATCTTCCGATTGCTGAAACAGATCGAGGGCAAAACGGGCCGTATCGGCCTCAACGCCGAATTTCCCGAGAAGCTCGATTTCCTGTTGAAGCTGGCCTACACGATCGTCAGCTGCCTTTTTCAGATCCCGGTAAGCGTTTGCTGCACGCTGCGCAGCGGTCTCTGCCTTTTTGTTGCTCTTCTCCGATCCCGGCAAACCTTCAAGTTCAATCAAAGGGCGCCGCTCGGGCGTAGGTGGGTTGGCGACATCGAAAAAGCCGGGATTTTGGATTGGCCCGTCAGCAGACTGACCGTCACGACCCAGTCGTCGCTTTTCAGGATCGTAGCTTCGCCATGTCGTGATATCCTGCGTTCTGGCGACAGCGTCATTGGCCTTTTTGACGCTTCCAGCCGCACCGAGTGCGGAGGCCGAGAGCGCATCGAAAAACTTTGCGAAATCTGTGAGAGCCGGTATGCCGGAGCTGTTTATCGCCGCCGCCAGCGCAGCCTGCACCCGCTCGACATCAGCAGTTTCAAGCTTTCCTTCATTTGCTGCCTTGGTAAACTGCTGAAATGCAGTCTGTAAGCGCTTGATAACCTCGTCGTCTTCACCGGCAGCACGAAGTTGAGAGACGACGTCAGAAACCGTGATACGGGCCGATTCCAAGTCCTTGCGGACATTCGCCAGCGCCTTTTCATTGATAAGGGTAATACCCTCTTTAAGGTCAGCAGCGTCCTTGGCGCGATTGAGTTCGTTGGCATAATCGCGCAGCATGGGGATCGTATCACCCCACCTTTCGGCAACCGCGTTGATCAGTTGCGCCTGCTCTTTCAGTTTTTCCGCCGAATCCCCACTGCCGGAAACCACGCCAGAGAAATACTGCACGGCAGCAGCGGTCGCGCCGATCGCGCCGATCGTCACGAGCGAGATCGGGTTGACGAGCTGCATGAAGGCGGCAGCGACAGCGGGACCGATCTTCGATCCACTGTTGCGGATATCATTAAATACCTGCGCGACCTGCGGACCCTGCTGGAGCGCGACGGTGTACCACGGCATGAAACCGGCAGTCGCCGCGATATCGAAGCCCTGCGCAGCAAGGTTCGAGGTATTGAACGCGTTTGCGTTGCCGCCACCACCGGAACGGGTCACCGTAACCTGAAGCGCCTGATTGCGTCCCTTGATTGCTGCCGTTGAGGCCAATGCAGCCTGACGTTCACGGGAGATAGCCTTTGCCATCTCATCAGCAGAAATCGCACCGAGAGCATGCGCGCGACGGATATCCGAAACGGCGGCCTTGTAATTATTGATGGTATTGAAGAGCGGGGAATATCTGGCACGCAAGCGCTCCAGCTCCTTCCCCTGATCGGCAAGCGCACCCGTCCATTCCTTCGACGCCTTGATACCGATCCCCATCATCGCATTGATGCGGTTCTGCATGGTCGTCGTGACGGTGTTGTCGATCGATGAACCGACCTTTGCGAACTGCTTCTGGACGGATCCTGACAGCCCAGCAAGGTCACGCTCAATACGCTGGATGCTCCGGCGCAAAGTGGCCTGATCCGTCGAAATGCTGATGATCAGGTCATCGCTATTGTCAGACATGAGACACTCATCCTAAAAAGGGCGCCATAATCGAGCGAAATGGGGAGGCGTTATGCCGAAGTGCAGGCAATGTGGAACCGAGTTCTGGATTGGTAACGCCGAATACTGCATTGACTGCAAGGAACAAGCCGAGGCCAACAGTCGGCGAGAGCAACACGCCTCAATAATCCTTACGACGACGATCGACGTACCCAATAGGCAGATCGAAAAGGTTGTTTCGATTATCGCTGCTGAGTCCGCAGTTGGCTTGAATATATTCAAAGACATTGCAAACAATTGGCGTGATTTTTTTGGTGGTAGATCAGCAACTTCGGAAAGCGCCCTGAGAGACGTGAGGTCCGATTGCCTTACACAACTACGAACCGAGGCGGGAAAAGTGGGAGCAGACGCCGTTATCGCCGTCAGCTTCCACTACAATCAACTAAACACCAGCGGAACAGGCGGCATTTTGTTCGTGGCTGCGACGGGTACAGCCGTAAAATTAAAGGCCGAGCAGATCGATTAGCCGTACTTTACGAGAAGCCGATCCATTTCACTTTCCGAAGGTGCAGACGGTTCCGCTTCGGTTCCGTTGGCGTCGTTTCGTCCGTGGATGGCTTCAAAGAACTCCGTCAGGGTAACGCCCCAGAAATCGACGGGGCGAAACCCCAGGCCGCCGATCCCTATCCGCATCCATTCGCGCCAGGGGAATGGCTTCTCATCGATCAGCTTGCCGCCTCCCTGGCGGCTTCGGCGTTTCCCGCGTCATCCTCGAAATGATGAGTCAACACCGCGAGGAAGGCAGACTTGCAGTCCCCGAAATGTTTGAGCTTCAGCTTGTTGATTGCAGCAAGGGCATCACCCTTGATTGTCAAAAGCTCAATCCCGGCAACCGTTGCCGCAACCTCCGCATCCGACAGCCTGATAAATAAGTCATTCAGGGACTTGCATTGCAGACGGTTCGACAGGGCTGCGAGCCGACCCATCTCCGCAGCGATCACCAGCTCAACGCCGTCGATGATGAGGCGCGCCTCGCCGCGCGCCTCATTGACCGGGTGTTTGTATTCCTGCTCCATATGTTTTCTCCGATCCAGCCGGCTGATCAGGCTTCCGCCGTAAATTCGAGAACGTCAGCGGCAACGAAGGTTGCGTTGAATTCCATGTTCGGCTCGACATCGCCGGAGAAGGAGAATTCCGTCACCATCCATGATCCTTCGTAGGTGCCGTCACCCGGGACCACGACCTGCGCATTGAACGCCTCTGAATTGCGAACCTTGTTCAGGAAGAAGGTCG